TAACATCATTCGATAAACCACAGATTAAATTTGATAGTAGAGATAATGTAAATTGGTATATGGATACCATCGAATGTAATGAAAATGGCACTTATAACTTTACTATTAGTATTGAAAGTGCATGGGTACCAGTTATTTCCAAAATAGAAAAAATTATATATGAGCTATATGGAAATAATATATGGTGTGTTGCAACTGCAGAAGAACCAGGCTGTGATATTTATATAAATACTGATGAAGAAGGCGAATTTTATGAAACAAGATATCGCCTAGTATTTTATTATGATAATACGCATCATGATTGGTATTTAGATTCATTACCAGAATTAATTTTACGTATTAATAAAATTTATAGTGAAAATGGTCATAGTGAAGCTATTGAATATTCTGCAGATGCATATGAAGTTAGTGAATCAGTTATTAAATTCAATAATTCTGAATTAGCTAAATCTAAAGAATTAGAAATCGCTATTTATACATTCGAAGATAGTGACTTAGACGAATAATAAAAAACATTATGATAAACTCTAAGCAAAGGAGGTATCATAATGCGAAATCCATATATGCTAAGTGATGTAAATAGCATGAATGATGGACCTCAGATTATTAAGTTAAATAATCTACCTGAATATGATTTACAAGATTGGAATCTTGCAGATCAAAAAGATTTTAATAAATTTATTTCTGAATTAGAGAAGACAGTTAGATCTTCCATCGAATATCAGCAATATATTCAGTATCTAAGAAATGCATTCAATATGAACAGTTGTGCATTTTATAGAAACGTAACGAACGTACCTAATCCTAAAATAAAAATCCATATTCACCATGAACCAATAACTTTATATGATATTTGTCTTATTGTATTCAGAAAGAGACAAACTCTTAATGAACCTATAGATGAAGAATCCATTGCTAAAGAAGTTATGTGGAATCATTATAATGGATTTGTAGGATTAATTCCATTATCTGAAACAGCTCATGAGTTGGTACATAATAATTATTTATTCGTACCATGTACTCATGTATTTGGTGAATGGAAAGAATTTGTAAATATGTATAAATCATATTTTACATTAGATCAAATTGATTTATTGAAAGATATCGAATCTGCATCTGAAATGTATACAAGTGACAGAGCTAAATATCTATTCGATAAACGATTTACTTATGTGGACGACAGTGGAGCATATGATCTTCCTGAAAAAGAAAAGATCATTCAAATGCTAAATGATCGGAAACAAGAATTATACAATTCATTATAATTTTATAATAATAACCTACAACATATAGATAAAAAATAGACCACATAGATTTATATAGAGCAATAGTGGATTAGCGTCTCTATTCCAAATTATAAATCTGGTTCTATATGTTGGAATTAATCTAATGAGGTGAACAAATGAAATTTGACGTTCTAAAAGAACTATCTGAAAACTATGCATTAGAAAACACTAATTCCAGTGCCATTACAGAAGCAAAACATGATCTAAATAATATTCTAGAACAAGTACAAGATGTTTCGGTGGTTCAATTCCCAGTCGAAGCTGTACCAGTGTTTGAATCCACTAAGGACGACGGGTCTAAAGTTCTAGTAGTAGATGCTTATGATCTTGGTAGATTTATGGAAGCTACCTTGGAAACGGATGCTTTAGTTGCTATCGGAAAGATTAAAGACGCTAATAGTGCACTCATTCCAGACGATGCGAAGTATGCAATTCTTATTGATAAGAAACGCTTAACTGGATTAAAAGAAGCAGCTGAAACCAATCCTGAATCTGGGCTTGTAAATGTTGGTCATGCGACTAACTTATTGCAGGATGTTATCAATAAAGGCATTGAATTAGTTACTGCTAAAAAAGAAGAAAAATAAAATTATATATCCCCTTGGAGATCAACTCCAAGGGGGCTTTTATTTTTTAATAATATTTTTCACAATATATTATAAACGTATAAAGGAGGTGAAACTAATGATAAAAATGGAAAATGCAATAAATATCTTTACAGATGCATCTGTATTAGGTAAGATAGACAAACATAATAAGAATAAAGTATGTGGTGGTGCTATAGCTGTAGACTTTAATAATGGTAGAATGAAAGAATATCATTGTGTTATTGATAGATCTACAAACAACTATGGTGAATTAACCGCATTAGGACTTGGCATTCAATTGGCAAGTATTTATAAAGATACCTATGAGAGAATTAATATATTCTCTGATAGTAAACTATCCGTTATGAGTCTACGAGAGTGGATTTATGGCTGGATTAGAAATATGAATCAAAATTATAGATTATTATCTTCTACTGGAGCTGAAGTAGCAAATCAAGATCTTATTATCAGAATAACTGATAGTATAATTGATAACTTCATTCCAGGAAAGCATAGAATTAATATCTATCATTGTAATGGTCATATTTATAGTCCTAAAGACTATTATAAAGCAGTGAGAAGTTTATCTTTGAATTTTAAATATAGATTATCTGAAGAAGAATTTAAGATGCTTCAATACTATATGAAGATTATTCAAAGATGGAATAATTATATTGATGAATCTACAAGAAGTTCATTGCATACCATGCAATACGGAGTAGAGTATTTTGCTGATGTTGGCACTCTAAAACAATGTATGGAATATCCAATGACTTATGATTTATTAGATCAATATAGTAGAATTGTTTCAAATCCATATCAACTCTAATTAGGAGGTATATTAAAATGACAGTAGCTACACTTTTTAAGAAAAATGGCGAAAATATTACAGGAAAATTTGATGAAGGTAAATTGATTATCGATGGATTTTTCATGTTAACTGATGAAAATAATTTGATTCATCTTTATCCAAAAGAAACTATTGAGTACTTTGCTTTAACTAGCAATATCGAAGACTATACTACTTATTTAGACCAAAAAGGAATTAAAGTTCCTGTTGGCATCAATAAATTTAAAGTATTAATTGATGAATCTCAATTAGTTATTGATAATGCATTCTTCTGTGAATCCATTGGTGATTATGTTAGAATTACTACATTTGGAGCACCAGGATATATTAATGAAGTATTCATTCAAAAAGAAAATGTGAATGATATCCAAGTTCATTACACTGAAACAAATCAAGAAAGAGCTTCTTTATTATTTGATAAGAAACTTTTAGAAAAGATAGATATGGGTGACTACTATGGTGAAGTAATGGTACTCTTATCTATTCTTTCTAGCTACGATATTAATGAAGATGATTTCTTAGCAATCTATGAATCTAACTATTATACTTTTAATATTAGTACTGATTTTGCAAATGCAATCAATCTTTATATCAAATCTAAATCTGAAAATCAAACAGATTCTGCTGATTTAGCTGAAGAATATGGCGATACTATTTCTGATGATTCTATTAGTGAATGGAAATCTGTTAAACCAGAAACTGTAGATCTATCTTCATATGATGCACTGCGCAGTTTAGAACCAGAACCATTAAAAGATGAAGAAGTTGATTCTGTAGAAAATTGGGAATATGAAGGTTCTACTGTTGAAGATATGGACGAAGAAGATGAATCTAAATATCTTAATGAAGAAGAACCAGTGGCATTAGAAGAAGTTGAACCTGAAGAAGAATTAGATGAAAATTCTAAAAGTCAGGTTGAACGAATTCAAAAGGATTTAGATGATCAAAATATTGATTTTAATATGGAAAACTTTATTAAAACCGGAAAGATTTCAGAAGAATACGAGCAAATATTAGCCGATATGACTGATAGCATTAAGGCTGCAAAAGGTATGACTGCAGAAGAAATAGAACTTCAATTAGCACAAGATGATAATCTAAATGAAGTATATGAAACTTTCTGCGAAGCATATGATATTGAAAAATATTCTGAAGGTAGTTATGAAGATTTTAGTAATTTTGTAAATTCATAATAGTCAAATTTCCCACTAGGATCATAGAAATCCTAGTGGGATTACCTCTCTTTAATAATAGAGCTGAATATATATTATATACATGAAGGTTCGCGACCTATTTTAAAGGAGGTGAAGAAATGCGAATCATAGATTTTGTGGACTATAGTGGAAGTCCACACAATGTTGAAATAGAGCCATCGAGTGAAGAAGAGTATAGAACTTTTGGTGGTTCAGAAGTATTATTACATGAAGACACAAAGGAGAATAAAACTATGTTAAAGATAAACCCAGGTATTGTATATAACCAAGAAACAGGAAAGGCTTTCATTGTTGATAGCCGTGGTATCTTATTACAAATCAGTGAAGCAACTGAAAAAGTAATTAGCAAATATGATTATGCTAAATTAGCAGAATTCATTGGTAGTAAGGTTAATGAATTCATTAATCGTGCATTCCAAACTTTAAGTGATATTGAAGAACAAGAAGATCATAATCATCATCACCATGATCATACTTGCAATTGTGGATCCGAAGACAGATTCCAAAATCAAAATCCTAGATTGAATTTATTTAATAACTTAACCAATGGTGGTCAAGGCTATGAAGAACCTAAATATCAAAATAATGGATATCCTCAACAACCTGTAGCTCCAGTTAAAGGCAAGTTATTTGAACGATTCACAAATGGCGATGCTCCTAAAGTACAACAAGAAGTATTTCAGGTAGATGACCATAGTGATTTCACATCAAGTCTAAAATACAATATTGATCCAAATACTGGAGCAGTCAGGGTATTCCATACTAAGACAGGCACAATTGATTTAGCGGATCAAGAAGAAATTGATGTACTCTATACAAAATGCCTACAATTCCGTCAAGAATATGATGCTATGCTTAGAAGTAAAGTAGGGCAACCTATATACACTGGCAATCCATTACAGTATATGATGAACGGAGGAAAATTCTAAAATGATTAAGACCTATTCTGATGGCAGTCAAGGGTTTGACTTATCAGATCTTAGTCGTCCTGAGAATACTGAATTCATTAAGAATACCATAAAGAATTCTAATGCAAGATTCAGAAATTCATTTATATCTCAAACATTAGATCTTAGAAATGCATATATTAATAAACTTAATAGCATTGCATGTGGCAATCCAGTTAGACCAGTTCCATGGAATGAGTCAACAGATGAAAACGAAATTCATGAAATCTTAAAAGCTCATCCGGAATATGAATTAGATTATAATCTGGAACTATATGAAGAAAAAATGTTAGCGATGGGATTAGATCCAACTGAAGGAATGTTTAAGCAGTTTCCTCCTGGGATGCCAGTATTGTCATCTGGTCGAGGTAAACATATTGCTTATATGGAACAAGTTAAGGATAAAGAAGGATTGAATACACCTGAATTGGCGAATTTCTTGATTGGTGTATCCGAT